TTTAGCAAACCGCTGGTTTAACCACTCACCCAACCCTCCATAAATAATTTGGTTAGACTGATTAACTAGTACGGAAGGATACCAACTCTGATAGTTTTACTAGTTTCTTATCAGATTTATCGAAGGCCAAATTCCCAGTCTAACACCATATAGAAGCTCTCTGACGGAATTGAACCGAACATAACCCCTTCTTCATGGCCTGTCCTTGTTCGTGGTCGACATTGACAAGTATTTCGGTGTTCCATTGTAGTTACACAGAGAGCTTTTATATGGCGGAAGCGGTGAGATTCGAACTCACGGAACATTTCTGTTCGTCTGTTTTCAAGACAGGTGCAATAAACCGGACTCTGCCACACTTCCAATCCTACAAACAAAAAACCCCTAACTTTTGATTAGGGGTCTTGTGTTTAGAGTTTAGATTTCTTATCTATACACGAACCCCGAAGGCAAACCATGACGCATCGCCGCAATTAATTGTGCGATATTCTGGTTGACTGGTTAAGGGTTTATGTAAGGACAACATTTCGTACTTTCTAATAAAATTTAATATTCTGCTAGTATATAGTATTTTTTTTCTAAAGTCAAGGGTTTTGTTGTAAAAAAACAACAAAAAGTTAATAAATTTGCTACATTTTCCAATTAATTTTTGAAATTTCTATAGGACTATCTGGATCTCTAATATCACTAAACACATGCCATAATTGATTTTGTACAGCGTATTTGGTAAACAAACCAACTTCTTTACCGTATGCTTCTATTTCCCAAGGGTGGTCAAAGTAATCTACTTTTTCATGGTCTATTTTTGTACCTTGCCATCTACTCAATTTTTCATTAGTTTCATTATATGCAAATTGTTTTACGTGAACCATCTCATGCGCCAGTGTTTCTAGTATTCTTCTAGAACCAATACCTGGGTGCAATTCGATTAAAAATTTTCTTGCCTTCTTTGACTTATTATATCCAATGATTGATGCATAACCATAAACAGTTAATTTATGATTAAATTTTACTTTAATGTGCAAATCAGTTTCCAACATTTTATTGGAGAATAATGATTTGCTGTAAAAATCAACAGCATCAATTATGTAGGGTTTAAAGTCTCTATCAGGACAATTAACTACTTGTACACGCATCTACGTTTCCATAGTTAAGTGGTTGTAGTATTTATCTTTTCTACTGTTACACCTGCTTTTTTAAGAAATTCAATTCCTTTAGTGTCACGGTATTCATCCCGATAGAATACGGTACGAATTCCACTTTGATATACAAGTTTACCACAATCCAAACATGGTGCATGAGTAACAAAGAGAACAGCATCATCACCAGATTCTGTGGACTTTGCTAGTTTCGCAATTGCATTGGTTTCTGCATGAAGGGTTTCTGGTTTAGTTTTTAACATAAGACTACCATCTTCAGATAGAAATTCATCTTCACAATTGTTATCCCAACCTGTCGGCATACCATTATAACCAATAGAAATGATGCGGTCATCTTTTACAATAACCGCACCAACATGAAGGCGTCTTGCTGAAGAAAGTTCTGCAAATGTTTCTGCAACTTTCATGTACGCATTAACAAATTTAGTTTTCATAATCAATCTTATTAATGAATCTCAGTTTTTCTTCTTCACTCCATGATGACAGATAATTATTATCTATGTCAAAAAGGTCAAGATAATCAATTCGACTCAATTCACGAATAGAAAGAATATTCTCATCAACATGATGTTGTGAAAATTCTTTTATTTGATCAGGACGCATCACCACCTCATCACCAGCATGTTCTGCTTCTTTTGCTTCAATAACATAACGCATACGAAACATCGAAATTGTTTCAACTAAGTATAATTTTTTTTCCATATCAAACCTCTACAAATTTCAATTGAAAGTCATCAGCACGATCTTCATATTTTACATACCCACGAGGATTACAAACAACACGACAATCACCAATCATGTAATCAAATTCATGATGAGTATGACCATGGGTCCATAATTTTATTTGCGGATTAGATAAAATAAAATCATTTAGATCGGAACTATAACCACCATTCATAATTATTTCTTTTGCATACATAGGATGTGTTGAAAGTCTACTTGGTGAATGATGACCAACGACAACAAATTTTTCATCAACTCGACCTTCGATTGTGGTCTTGATGCATTCTAACATTTTTTTATGGTCAACAACTGCATCTTTAGGTGTAAATTTTACTTCACCATTTTTTACACAACGAAAATCATTCATCATTTTTGATATTGCCATTAAGGTTATGGGATCTTCTTTATTCATATCCGTCCATAATGTACCAACAATGAATGTGATATCATTCAACACGAATGTCTCTTTATCTAAGATATGTAAATTCCGTAGATAAGCAAGCCTATCAAGGAGAATTCGATAAGTGTTGCTAAAATCACCGTGATAGTGTTCATGATTTCCGGTGGTGTAAATAACGTGGGGAAATCTTCCACAACATCTATCAAAGAATTCATGAAGTCTTTCAGAGCGTTCAAAACTTGAGTCAGTTGCATATTCGCCTCTTTCATTCAAATCTGCGGCAACACAAATGTCACCACCAAGAATTAAGACATCAGCATTCTCAGTATTTTCAAGACTGATATTACCAAATTCTAAATGCAAATCACTACAAACGGCGATTTTCATTTTATAAATTCCATGTTATCTTTTTTAACGTAATGTATTTGTTGTGTTTGATTGGATGGATATTTTTTTACCACAGGCAAAAATAATACACCATCGATACTCCTTGGTTCCCAAATGTTCCAAGTGTAATAGATGTCCTCAGGGTTCAGTCTGTTCCGAACCGTCTGAATTATAGGTTTTGTTGAATGTTTTTTCATGATGTAAACAGTATATCATAGAAAGAATGGTGGGTCAAGATCAACCCACCATATTTGCCAAAAGTTAATTAACTTTTATCTTTTTGATAGTTTCTTGTGTTTTAATCAAGTTTTCCAACCAGATTTTCAACATACCATTTACCATCTCGGCATTTTGAATTTCTACTTTATCGGCAAGTGTCCATGAACGTTTAAATGCACGGTTTGCGATACCTTGATATAACATTGTTCCATCTTCCGGCTCATTCTCTTTTGTGCTACCTTCAACGACTAAAGTATTGCCGTCAACGGTAACTTCAATATCAGATTGTGAAAAACCAGCAACTGCCATTTCGATGACATACTTGTTGTCTTTTACTTTTTTGATATTGTATGGAGGATATGTTGGAACTGTTTTTGCTGTTTCAGCAACCAATTGATCAAAAATCTTATCGAATCCAATTGAAAATGGATCAAGACGTTTAACATCAAAAAATGGGCTGAATGCGGATGTGATTTGCTTTGTCATAATTGACTCCTTTAATAAGCAAGTTAATAATTTTGCTACCCCGAAGGCATAGCATGTAATAACTGGTTACGGATTCCAGTGACACCATATCGTTGTGTCCGATTTAGTAACGCTTCGTACCATAGCGGTCCTAAGGTGAAGTCTTCCCATCCCGATGAGAATATTGGTATTTATATCAGGTTTTAATCTCTCTGAGGTTTTTTACCAATATTATACTTGGGAGTTAATTGCCAATCATCCTTTTCTTTGAAAGCAATGATTTTAATCTGAGACAAAGAAACTTCAGGATCTTTTGTTTTCTCTGGATCAACGATAGTAATCAAGTCCCAATCTTCTAGCAAATTGGCAATTGTATTCCTACGGGCAATATCGTTTTCTGTAATGTCTGTTGGTTTTCCATCAAGAGCAAACAACTCTTTAAAATGAGTAATATAATACTTACCTTGCTTGTGTAGTATATGGCAAGATTGAAAGAGTATTTTGTCTTTTTTTGATGCAACACCGATACGTGTTAAGGTCTCACGAACTTTGAGAAAATCATCTTTTTCATTCAAAGTCACTTCTACCATATTTTCTATTTTTATCATTTATTTCACTCCGCCTGTTTGTAGTTTTTCTTTTATAGCAGAAATTTGTTCATGATTTAGAATACGCAAAGCATCTTTGGCTTTTTGATTTGAATAACCATAATATTTTTTGATATATTCTAATTCTGTCTCTTTTTCAGGTTTAACCCAAGATTGAAACTTTCTTTTCATGGGTCTGACGCTATTTAGAAGATAGGAATATTGTAGTTTTTTATCAACATTATGGGACATATTCATTTGATTTGCGTAGAGAATACAATCCATATGGTAAGACAATGCACGATTAACCATGAAAGGAACATAGTCTTTTTCATCTAGTTCATCGTTAATAACACTCTTTTTAGTTTGTAGGATTGACGGTACAATCTCTTTAAATAGATCAGGCATCTAATAACCTCACGAATCCCAAAAGATCAATACTAGTCAACAAAAGATAATTTGCCAACATACCAAAAGACTTTCTACTGTATGCTACCCACGAATACAGAGCGCAACCAGTAATCCAAATAGGATACAACATAAAGAAAGGTGGATTAGGAACAGTTATTGCAATGATTATTGAGCAAGTGATACTCAATGCCCAAACGAGCAACTCTATACAAAACCGAAATGGATTTGATTTCCAATCATCTTTAATCCAATCTATGATTCCTATAATGATTGAATTCATAGGAACTCACATTCTATCATGAATTCAGTCAAACATGCAACAAGATTGATTTCTTGGTCGGCACAGAATGCTGCTTGATATTGATATTTTGCAAGAATCAATACTGCTTGAGGTATAGAGTTAGGTTTTAGAAACTCATAGAGTGCATCATAAACTTTACGGTAGATACGTACAGGATCGTTATCTAGATTGAGTGCGACCCACTTACGTGCTGATCCAAAGTCTTTTTCTTTGACTGCTTTGATTAGACCTGAGATTTGGATATCAGCAACAGAACCAAGAATGCCTTCATCAATTACACCCGATGTTGCATACCGTTGTAGTTCATTTAGAATCCTACGATTGTCTGGAAAGTGTTTTGTGATAACCGCAGCAACGACTTCTTTACTGTATTGAATATTTTCCTGTGCAAGGATCCATTCAACACGTTTGAAGAATTGTGATGCCATCTTTGCTTTTTGACCATTTTGAATTTTGAATTCAACGACAGCACACCGAGAGTGTAGTGGTTCGATGATTCGGTTCTTATAGTTGCAAGTGAAGATGAAAGAACAGTTGGAAGAGAACTCCTCGATTGCTCCACGCAGTGCTGGTTGCGTTGAATTGGGATTTAGATAATCTGCTTCATCTAAAATAATAACCTTTCTTCCGCCCGTTAAACTCATGGAGGAAGCATAATTTTTGATTTTGTTTCTTAGTACATCAATTCCAGACTCATCAGAACCGTTAATGATGATATAGTCACAACCAATTTCTTCACACAAAGCACGGGCAATTGTAGTTTTACCTACGCCTGCTGTGCCTGCGAGAAGAAGATTTGGAATTTCGCCTTGTTTGACATACTCAAGGAATGATTTTTTGATTGCATCTGGAAGAATACAATCTTCAATTTTATTTGGGCGATACTTCTCCACCCACAAAAATTCTTGGTTCATTCAC